AGAACACACAAGAAATTATAGACAATATAGATTCTCACCTAAGCACACTAATGTGGCCTAAACCTCCTAATCAAACACATCGTGAATATTATACATACGATTTTAGTTGCAATGAAGATTATATACTTCACGCTAAGTATCATGACTGGCGTTTATTATTTGACTATTTTAAAAATAATGACAAATGTATGGGTACAGCTGCTACTAAATATGTAAATAAGGATTTATTGCAATATAACTCTAATTATAAGGTTAGAATCAGATTTAGCTTAATGCCACAAGAGCTGTCTGATGTACTTGAGCCGCATACTAGTAAGATTATAGATAGAATAAAAGCAGTAAATAAGTTTTACGATGCAGGTTATGATGTACATCTTAATTATTCTCCTGTAATAGTTTACGCAAATTCTAAAAATGCGTATACAGAGTTGTTTGAGCTTGTAGATAAATATGTCAGAGATGATATAAAAGATAAAGTTAAGTGTGAGGTAATATTTCTTACACATAATGAAAAAATGCATTACTACAACTTAGAAACTAAACCTGAAATAGAAGAATTGTTATGGAAACCTCATAAACAAGAAACTAAAACATCAGAATATGGTAATATTAATATAAGATATAAACATAGATTGAAAAGAATGTTCATAGAAAGATTTATGTTATTACATGAAAGTATATTACCATGGCAAGAAATAAGATATATATTCTAGTGAGTCTGTCGTCCCCTTAAATGGAACCTAGCATAGAGTATATATCATAAATGAAGGTATGTAACTATAGCAATAGCAGTCCTGAGAAGTTACACTAAGTTTATTCCAGGAACCTCTAAAAGAAGCGAAAGCGAGTCTGCAGTATTAAATTACTGTTAGGAGTGATAAAGCCTTGAGGCACTACTATTGAATGAGAAAAAAGCCCTCATTAAACTTACACAGTCAATAATAAATATCAACCAAGGAGACAAAACAATGAAAAAAGATAAAAAAGTTAGTAAAAGAGATAAAGTCCTAGCACACTTAGTGTCAGGTAAAGAACTAACACCACTTGATGCATGGAATTTATATGGCAGCTACAGATTAGGTGCTATTATATTTACTTTAAGAAAAGATGGTTATAATATATCAACTGATATAGCTAAAGGTTCTGGACATGCAATATATTCTTTAAACACAAAAGATAATAAAGAAGTATTTGACAATAAATGAGAGTATAACGACTTAAGAATCGAGGTCGAATCTGAAAAATACTACATAGAAAGAACACACGAATTACAAGAAAGATACTCTAGGCTGG